CATCACCTCCACCGTCTTTTTTATCACCTCTACCCAATCTTTGGCAATCACCCTTACATCCCGATGCTCCTTTACCCACGCATAGGCGTTTTCTCCCAACTCTCTTCTTAATAAGGGGTCGTCAATGAGGGCGGAGACTTTCCTCATAAACTCGTCTGGGGTTTTGAAAAGAAGCCCGTTCACCTTTTCTTGGACATCATCGGCATAGGGGGGGACATTGCTAACCACCGAGGGGATTTTCAAAGCGGAGTATTCGTAGAACTTGACCGATGATTTGTTGCGGTTAAATTCCTTATCCTCTAAGGGAGCAATAGCGATGTCGGCATTGATGCAGGCCATGCGATAGCCGTGGCCGTCGGCTTTTACCCACGGCCAGAAATGAACCCTTGACTTTGGCAAGCCCTTCTTCACCCCACCAAAGAGTTGGCCGACGAAGTGGAGGTGGAGCTGGGGGTAGGTTTCCATTAGCTTTAGAAGCGCCTCTTTGACCATCATCAGGTCTTCAAAATGGGACGCCCCGCCCGCGTAAACCATATTAACCACCCCCGTTTCCTTTTTAATGTCAAGCGCTGGCCAGAAGTCAAAGTTAATGGCGTTGGGGATAACCGCCACCGCCTCGTTATACTCCTTCAGCTTATTGGCCAACCTTATCGTGGTGGTTAATACCAAATCCGATTGGCTCAAGCAAAACTCATAGTCAATTAACCTTTTCCGGTTCTCGTAGAGGTCAAACTTGGCCTTGCCTTGTTGCCAAAGGGGCGTGCCGTCGGGGAGAAAAACCTCCTTAGTGCCAAAATTAGCGTAGGAATTACTTAGGGGGGAGATATTAAACAAATCGTCATCGGTTTCCAAAATCACGGGCTTATGGGGATACTTCTTCTTAAAAACCTTGACTACCTTCACGATACTTTCCGAGGCAAAACGATAGAGAAGGGCATCGCAAGCGTCAAAGGCGGCCTCCACAAGGGCGTCGTTATCGTTTGCCTTTATCTCTTGAACGGAAGCAAGTTTTTCTTGGTTGGCGATATTGGCAAAATTCTTCACCCGATACCACCAGCACCCGTCTTCCCCTATTGGCGGGGTAAGGATTTTGAGAATGTTTTGTTTTTTCATCTTTGGTTAGGGTCAAAAACCATCCATTCGGGGGCGTGCTTTCTAAAAAAGTCAGGGTCTTTGTAATAGTCTTCTCCGTAAACATCGCTAAAGAATTTATCCACCTCTACGGGCATCGAGGCCACTTTCCGCCAAACTTTGGAACGAGAGCCGTTCTTGTAAGCGCCTGACTTTTTTAGGGTAGCAAGATATTTTTGCGCCTCGGAGGAGGAACGAAAGACGCTAAAGAGCTCGGTTCGCCTCTTCCTGTTAATATCCTCGGCTATCTTGGCAATGGCGTCTTTAGTTTCTTTGTCCATATTATTATGTGCGGGAGTTTAAGGCTTTCCCGCTTAGGAAGTCTTCAACTCGGTGATTTTGCCCGAACCCGCTTCGTTTCTCGATTCCAGAGTTAATTCTGTTTCGATAACTCCACGTGTTGCTGAACCAACCTTGGCCACCTCAATGTGTTTGGTCGGTCGTAAAACGGCCGTCTTCCACAAATCGGATTGGAGAATCGCCACTTGGGCGGCATTCATATATCTGTCCGCCACAATTTTGACTCTGCCAAAGTCGGAATCGTAAACATCGACTCCCGCGACAATCTCCTTCTCGCTGGCCTCAACAAACTTAGTTGAGGAAGCCGTAAATCCGGAGATTTTTCGCTTTTGGAAGCCGTTGGCATACACCGCATCCGGTCGCCCACCTTTGTTCCAAATTGCCTGCAAGGCATCATTGAACATCGTCTCGGTAAGTGTTTCATCACCTGAGCCTGTGCCGGTAATATTGGTGGTCGTAATCCACGCCATCACTCCCTTAAGCTGTCTGGCTGTGCCAGATGCTCCACTGTTGCCAGTGTTTGCTGTGGAAGCAAAAGCATATTCAATATCCCGTGCGTGTTCTTTGAGCGCCTTGGCCATTTGGTAAGCGTATTCGTCCTCGAGGCCAGCCGTCTCCACCGCCCTTTGAGTATCCGAGACTTCGACAGGGGTAACGAATACTTGCGTATAGTTGCCTGTTCTTGCTCTCGGGTCTCTTCTGGCGAAGGTATAGTCAGCACCCTCGACATGAGCATTGGCGGTTGCCGCCGCTAACTCATCGCTAAGCCACTCATGGTAGGTTCCCTTGGCTTTAGACTTTCCAAACGCCGAGAACATCGGAGTTTCTAAAGGACTGATATTGGTTATCACATCCAATAAATCCTCTTTGTTCCCTACCGCCTGGTAGGTCTGCATTGCCGTGCTATTCGACATCTTTTCTCACCTCCTTTTATTTTAGGATTTTTTGGAGAAGATGCGCCTCTTTATCAAGTTGGCCCAATCTTCCGTCGAGCCGGTGTCCATTGCTCTTCGGTAAAGAGTTTCCTCTTCGTAATCACGAGAGGAGACTCTCCCTGAGCCAGGAGCAACCGCTCCCTGTTCACCGCTTTCGTGAAGCCGCGCCGAGGCTTCCACCTCTCCTTCGGTTCTTGCCTTACTCATGAAGCCCTTGAGATTTTCGTAAATCTCTTTAGGCGACATTTTGGGTAAAAACCCGCCGCGCTCGTCGGAGTTAATCTCGACAATCAGCCTTGAGAGCTTTTCGTCAAATTCAGGGTCCTTTAACTCAGGAGCCTCCCGCGAAAGCCACTCTATTTCATCGGCATATCCTTCGACTGACCGCCTCACTTGGTCCACCTTGTCCTTTTGCGCAATTGCGCTTTGGACACGGGAATCAACGATTTGGTTTAGCTCGTCGACAGTGTATTCCCTACCGGGAACAAAATCTGACTCTTGTTCCCAAGGAAATCTGGCCGCTTCCCCGTATGGGCTAACCGCCCCTGGTTGGGAGCGCAAAGGCTCACCATATCCTTGTCCGGCTTGCTGACCGACTGCCTTGAGCTTGCCTAAGAGTTGCTGGACTCTTTTCTCTGACCGAGTTGGCCCTTCTTTCCCCTTGGTTTCCGCTTCTTCCCTCTCGGCCGTCGCCGTTTGGGCTTCCACCTCCGCCTCCGGTTCTAAAGTCGCTTTTTTTTCTTCTGGCGAGGAAACGCTGGTCTCTTCCCCAGCGCTGAGGTCTTTTTCAACCTCTTCTGCCTGCTTGTTAGGTTCCAATCTACTCACCTCCTTTTAACTAATAAATCAAGCATCAGACCCGTTATGGTTGGGTCGTCCGCACCGAGCCAAGAAGGCTCAAGTTAAGGCTTGTCCCTAACTTCAACCTTCTTCAAAATCGGCTTTCCCTCTTTGTCAACGCCCATGAATAATACCCCCGTGCCGATGTAGGCGGCGTGTTCCAGCTTACAGGAACGGCACACCAAGAACGGCCCCCTTTGCACCCAGCGATGTCCCTTCAAAGAGGGCTCGACAAAAGGGATAAGCTTTTCCTTATCGGTTTCAAGGTGCAAGACTTCACTTTCCTTTTCCTCGCTTGGTAAATCCAAGTCTTGATTTGCAAATGGCGATGGCGTTGTCTTTTTCATAGCCGGCTTTCATTACGGAATTAACACACCGTTCCATTTTGGCAACATTACGGGCGGATTCTCCGCCTTTTTCCTTCGGGAGGCCGTACGGCATTTTTCTTCACCTCCTCCTCGTCAAAAAACTTCTTGACCGCCTCCACTCGGTCAATGACCGCTTGAAGGTAGGCACAGGCAACGCTCGTCGCCAAATACTTAAATCCCACCTGCTCAACCGTGGAAGAGGCATCTACCCCCTCCATCGCTTGAAGATGGCCGATAAGGCTCTCGATATAGTCTTTAAGGGCTTGCCAACCGCTCGTTTGCGCCAAATCCGCTATCCTCTCTTCCTCTTTAGAGAGTTGGGAGGCCGGTATTTGCCGGAGACGGCGGTAGGTTGGCAGGACCCCCGGTTTGACGGCTTCCTCCATATTGTCCTCCAAACATTCGTTCCGCCACTTCTCTAATGGCCGGGTCTTCGAATTGCGACAAATCTATTCCTTGGACACCCGCCTCTTGCCCCATCACATTGCCCATTTGGGGCTGGAAATCCACCACAATCTTCTCCCAATCTTGGATACCGGCGGTAGAAATCCACCGCTTGATTAACTCGCCTAAGTCAATATCCTTGCCCTTTTCCCTTACCGCTTGAACAATAGAGGGGTTGCTCATGATAATGTTGAGAACGCCCGTCAAGGCTTGGTTCTCCAGGGCGGTATCCTTGGCTATGGAAGTGCCCGGCTCAATAAAGAAACGGAAGTTGGTGTTGGCCAAAAGGTCTTGCTTGACCGTGGCCTCGCCAAAATCGCCGCTTTCGTAAACCTCGGCCACATCGGGGTAGAAGGGCTTGATTCTTTCAATGTCGCTTTTGAAGAGGTTGAACTTTATCGGTTTCTCTTGCCTCTTGGCGATTAAATCAACGAAACGGTCGTAAAGCTCTTCCACCGCTCCCTCCATCATCTTTCTATCCCAATTGTCCCGGGCGGACTCGCGCATGGCCATTTGCTTTAAGGCCTCCGGGGTTCTTCCTAAGGCCGGCTCAATGGAGGAGCTTATCGTTGTTTCCGTAGTGCCCGCTTGGGAGAGCAGCGCCCCTTTAATGAAGGGGTAAGTGTTGTTAAAGGTTTGGATGCCTTGCGGAGAAACGGGGAAGGGGCGGATAGAGTTAGGCAATGTCTCCAGCCACCTGGCGCCGGGCTGGAAACGGATAGAGGAGGCCACAATTCCTTGGGGGTTGAAGATGGTAGGCGGGAAGATGGAAAACTTCACCCCGTCAAGGTAAAGCCTCAACAAAGAGTTGGCCGTATATTGTAGGGGTTGCCCTCTCTCAATCTCCCCCAATCCAACCACCCTATCCAATAGGGGCAAAGTTTCCTTCACCACCACCGGTAGTTTATTGTTCTTGTGGGGGTTTTCAATCTCCCTTAAGATTATCCCAAAGTCGGGGGCGTAGGTGGTCCATTTATCCCGCTCGTAACGGGTGCGCAACAAAACTTGAGCAAACGGCCCTTGCCCGCCATAGTCCGATTGTCCCCACTTTTCTTCCGGATAGCTCCGGTAGGGATAGGCGGATTTCTTCTTTCCCTCCGTGTCATTGATTTTTTGGACCAGCTCGCCAATATTCTTCCAATATTTGCCATCTCTTTTTTTAAGCCACGCTAACGAAACAAAACTATCCACAAAAACATAGTCCATATCCTGCACCTGATAAACACCGGGTTGCGGGTAGTATTGCCTAATGGGGATAAGCCAGCAATCCGGTCCCACATAGCTATCGTCTATCCGGTAATCAACCAACATGGGCATTGACCCGTAAATCATCGAGTAAATGTCCCAAAGGCGGAGTTTTATCTCGTGCTTGAATTGGGCGTTAGCGTTAGGCTTGATGTATTTCTCCAAAATCAAGTCCGCCAGCAAAGACTTCCCCTTATCGTTGGTGTCTAAGGCTCTTACCTTGCCCGTCGGCGGTTGCGCCATGACTCGTGAAGCTCGTTCGATGACGATGGTGGAGAGGATAGGGTCGTAGACTTTTGACTTGGCCATCTTTTCCCCTACCTCATCGGCGCTAATCCCAAAGAAAACCTTTTCCCTTTCTTCCCAATCGGAACGGACATCTTCCAACGCTTGGTCGCAGTGTTGCCACTCTTGCTCAAGATGAGCCACCGAAACTTCCTCTTTTATCTTAGGAAACGATTTTTGCTTTTCCGCTTGTGGTTGAAGTTTTTTCTTTTTCTTAGCCATAGGAACACGCCTTTTGATTGGTTAAGGTGTGTTCTTTTCTCTCTTCGGCTAAGACCGGAGGAGGGGGGGAACAGTAATCCTCTTACTCTTCTTTTATGCTACTATAGTTTTCCTTGCTTGTCAATATTTCCTTATCAAGCCCTCTTGAATTTCCAACTTTCTTATTTGGCCGTTCTCAAAGTCAAAGGAGAAGGTCAAAGACCCGCTCTTCTTCTTATTCCATAGTTTCTTTATTTCGGCCAAACAAGCCGAGACCGCCTCGCTATTTTGCCCTTCCTTATACCTTATTTGCTTGAAGTTTTGCCCTAAGACGCTTACCACCTCGCCGGCATGGACTTGCAGGGTAAGGGAGGAGATGCCGTAGCCTAACTTGCGAACGGCCGCCTCCAGCTCTTGGTGAAATTGTTGGTTTTTGGCTTCCATTAGTAAAAACCCCCTTTATCAAATAAATGCTCTTCGGGGAAATCAACCCTTACCTCTCCCTCAATTTGCGGCTCTATTCTCTCCGGAAGGCTGACCACCAAATAGGAAAGGGCGTCAAGAAGGTGGTCGTTTATCTTGGCCGGCCTTTCCCTTACCTCTTGCCCCTCTTTTACCTCGTGATACTTGTAGTTCTCAAACTCCCAGACAAGGTTTTGGCAATTCTTGAAGATAAAGAGCTTCCCGTTTTGGAGCTTCTCGTTTACCTTCCTTATCCTAAAAGTGGTCCAATCCTCACTGCTCCCGCTTGTCTTATTAACGGGGGTAATCGCCAACCCATACCGCCTTAGCTCTTCAATGTCGGCGGCTTGGGCGGAGTCGGCGAAGGAATTGATAAAGCCTCTCCCCCCGCTCTTTTGCTTGGTAATTAGGGCCAAATCCGGGGTTTGCAGCCCCGCTTGGTAAATCTCGTCAAACACATAAATAACCCCCTTGTCGGAGATGGCGGCAAACACCACCCCCGTTGGGACTACCCAGCCAAAGTCAATGCTCCGGTAAAATGTCCAACTATCCTTTAACTCTATCGGGTCAATGACGTGCTTTTCCCTTAAGAAGGACTTGTAGACCAAACCGCTATACTTCTTAAACTCGGCCATTATCTCCTGCCCGAAGGTATCCTCGTCCATGTCCTTCTTTGATTGCTCAATAAATTGCTTGTCAAGGTGGGGATTGTCATAGGAGCTAAATTGCCAACTCTTCCATTGGGGGTCGCTATCCTGCCCCTTCTTCCATAATTCGTAGAACTTGTCGTAGCCTTTGGGCGTAGAGATGAACAAGGCTTTGCCGCCGCTATCAAGAAGAGCGGGCATGATAATCTCTTCCCAGACATTTTCCTTCATGGACGCATACTCGTCTAAGACGACAAAATCATAGCGCAAGCCTCGCAAGGTATCGGGACGGTCGGAGCCCCTAAAATAGAGGAAGGAGCCGTTGATGAGTTGGACAAACAACTCGCTATCGTTTCTTTTAAGGATCGCCTCGGGGGGGATTAAGGAGAAGAGCTTTTGCGGGTCGCGCCAATAGATGTCTTTGGCTTGTTGGTAGGTCGGCGCCACGATCGCCCCTATCTTGTCTCTTCCCTCGCCTATCTGAGTAAGAGCGGCCACGACCGCCAAGATTGACTTTCCCCACCGCCGCCCCGCACAAACTACCTTAAACCGGTGCGGGTCTTCCCATACCTCAAATTGCTTAGGGTGAAGCCTGATTTCTTTTTCGGTCATTTGTCTTGGACAATTTTGAAAAGGATACTTCTATTGCCGTCTTTTAGCTCCACACTTGAACTTGCCCCCTCTCCCCGCAACTCGCGCAAAATCTTGTAAAGGCCGACCAAATCCCGGAATTGGGCGTGGGGAAGTTTCTCTTCTATGAGCATTAATGTCTTAGAGGCCACCTCGTCTTCTTTCACATGGAGGAGCTTTTTTATGTTCTCGCCGAACTGTCGCCAATCGTCCTCGGGGGTTTCCTGAAGGTAGCGCCAAACGCTCCGCTCCCCAATGCCTAAAATCTTGGCAATCTTTTCTTGAGTAAATTCCAAATCATACAAGGCATGGGTAGCGGCAACTTTGGCTGGTTTAGGAAGGTCACTCTTCATATTCAAGGGTTACTTTTACGGGTGTGTTTGGCGGTATCCTGACCACCTCGGCCACCTGCTCCCGTTGATACTCGCCCGTCTCGATAACCACCGTTAACGCTCCGTCAGAGGCTCTTGGGCCGCGCACCATCACTCGGTCGGCGCCAAAGGTGATTTTCTTGTCCATACTTTTTATTTTACCACCTCTCCCCTCCCCTACTCTACCCTACCGCCTTTTTCCCGATAGGGGAGGGGCTTTTTCGGCTATTCTTCGGCTATTCACCGCATCATCTCCGCAGTCATTTCTTCTCTCTTTTTTGCGACAAGATATTTTCTTGATAAACGGTCTCTTCAATTCTTTCTTTAGCCATTTTGGCGTATTCCTTATTTAATTCTATACCAACATAGTTTCTGCCTAATTTTTTAGCAACAACCCCTGTCGTGCCACTCCCCATAAAGGGGTCTAAAACTACCCCTCTCTCAGGACAGCTTGCCTTAATCATCGGCTCTACCAATCTTGTGGGAAAGGCGGCAAAGTGTTTTCCTCTGTATTTTTTTGGTAATGGTTGGGAGGATAAAGACCAGACGTCGCCGGGATTTTTTCCTTTTCCTGTTGTTTGATTTTTATCTTTAGTGTTTAACCAAGCCATTACCCTACTTCGTCTTGCTCCCTTGTCATCATCACCGTAAGATAATTCTTTTTGTTTTTGCCATTCTTTCTCGTATCTCTCAATTTCTTCTTTCGTTGCCTTTAAAGGTATCTTAACGCTGTCAAGGTCAAAGTAATATTTCTTATTTTTCACCATCATAAAAACTGGCTCATATCTATTGGCGAACCTATCTTTTACCGAAGATGGCATCCCGTTTAGTTTATGCCAAATGATAACGTTTCTTAAAGTCCAGCCCTGTTCATCAACCATTCTTAGAATTAACCGCCAATTTTGGAGAACAAGGCATTTGGGGGTTAATTGTAATTGTGGATTTGGTTTGTTATAAATATCTTTTTGTAAAGATTTATCTTCTCTATAATCTCCTTTTCCACATCCGCTCCCTCCATAACAATCGCCGTGATTCCACCAGAGAACGCCTGATTTTTTAAGAACTCTTTTTAATTCGGCAGTTATCTGGAGAAGGTGGTTGATATACAAATCTAATGTTGGCTCTAACCCTAATTGCCCATACCACGCTCCGCATTTCTTGCAAAAAGCTCCTACTTCTTTTATTTCTTGTTTCATTGCTGTTCCACCAAATTTTGGGATAGAAAAAGCTCCCGAGTTAGTTTCATTTTTTCCTCTTATCATTGAATTATTACCTACCATCTTGGTAGTTTTCAGAGAAAAATCATGAACACAATTTTCGTCTCCATCCCAGATTACTTTTGTTTCTTTCCCGTAATCCCGCAACTATAAGCCCCAGTAGGGAGGACTCGTAATAATTGTATCTACTGAATCGCTTGGAAGTTTTTTTAATACTTCAAGAGTATTTCCCTGATGGATTTTATTTATCCATTTCTGGGGCATTGGACATCACCTCCTTCCAAAAATTCACCATTTTTGTTCTTTTTACTATGAACGAAATGGTGACAGTCCTTACACAGAAGGACTAAATTATTTAATGCTAACCTTAATTTTTTGTCTTTGAAGGAAATAATGTGATGAATATGATATTCCTCTTGACTAATTTTTCTTTTTCCACATCTTTGACAAGAATAATTATCCCTCTTCCATACTTTTTTGACTACATCCGCCCATTCAAGCGATGAATAAAGTGCCTGTCTTTCTGGAGTAATTCCGCCCTTCCAATGTGAATTTAGTCTGCCCGTTTTTCCATACATTCCATTCTGCTTTCCTTTTACCCCCCAATACTTTCTTTCTCTTATTTCTTTCATTGTCCACCGTGGAATATTTAATTTCCTAAGGAAGTAAATTATATTCATTTCTTCACATCCTTGTTCTTCTGCTATCTGTTTAGCAGATTTCTTTTTTTCTCGGTATTCCTCCCAAAGCCAATTTCTATCCCAATAAGGTTTCGGTTTTCTGTAAGTATATCCTTTAGTGAATTGTCCCTTTTTATTTCTCATACATTCATAGTGTAATTCCGTATTATGGTATTGTCAAGTTATTTTTACTCGTAATATGGTTTAATTTTAGTTCGTTCATTTTTTCTTATTCCGTTCTTCCCACCAAATCAAGAAGGCAAACCAACCAACAAAAATAATAAAAGCTAAGAGATACAAAAACGGTTTAATACTCATCCTTCCAAAAGCTCCCTAACTTAAGAGGCTTTTCTTTCTTTACCACCTGTGG